CCTCAGTAATCTTAGTAGTTATAATGAATTTAATGCTTCTATGTGGTTATGTGCTCATGCTCATCGCAAACGAATGAAACCCGGTGCTTTCGTATGTATTATTGTGGGTCTATTCAGAGACAAAAATGGTGAATTGATTGATTTCCCAGCTAATACGGTTGAGAACTTCCGTGAAGCAGGTTTCCTATATTGGCAGAACATCATCCTATCAAAGAATTTCGCATCAGCAGCAGTGAGAGCCGGTAATGCTTGGAAAGGTCTTAAGCTTGTGCCACGTCATGAAAATCTACTCATATTTAAAACACCTGAGAACTAAAAGACAACAATTTGAATATGACAAGTGGAAGCTGTTGTTTAGTTTAAAATTCCGCCCTCGAAATTGGTACGCACGTGTTCACTTCGATGGTAGAATTTATCAATTAACAAATCAAACTGAAAAAATGATCGTGTGGATTGCCAATGCTGAATGGGGTCTGTATTTCAATATCGAAGATAGAAAATATGGGGGTGTCAATATTTGGGGAAACTACATCCCATGGAGGCGTGAAGTTTTAAAACATGGAATAAGAGCTTCACAAAGCTCTTTGATAAATAAAGAAGGCTTCGTAAACAAATGAACCGTGCAGAGTTAGTCAAAACGCTAGAGCTTATAAAACCTGCTCTAGCAGTTACCAATATGATTCCAATCTTCCAATGCTTCACTTTTGCAGGGGGATTTGTCTCAGCTTATAATGACACCATAGCCATCTTAGGCCCAGCTGAAACTAAAGAATCATTTGGCATTCATGGTAATACATTGCTTGGGCTGTTATCCAACAGTCAAGCTGAAACCATATCATTGTCACTTGAACACGAAACAGCCATTCTCAAACTTGGCAAAACCATCAGTAAACTCCCATTTCAGCCTGAAGAAAATTTCCTTTTCAGAGAGCCACCAGATAATTGGGAGTTTAAAGTTCAAATCACTGAGAGCCTGATTGAGGCCATCAAGCTATGCTTGGAAACTGTATCATCAGATACCACACAAGCCGCCTTATTGGGCATCACCCTTGAGAATGATCTGATGTACTCCTGCAATGGAGACTGCCTCACTCGTATCAAGCTGAAAAACAAAATCAAGAGTAGAGTATTGATGCCCACGACATTTTGTGAAGCAGTCACTAAATTATGGTCATCACTGACCATGACGGGTGGTTTCCTAAGATTTAATACCGAATGGGTGTTTGCCGATCTTGGTGCTTGGGCAGTCTATGGCCGCATTCTTGAAATCAGTGAACCCATAGATTTTGTGAGATTGATTAAAAGCACGGTGTCACGATACGATGATGGCCCAATACCTATGTTGCCGCTTCCTCAGGATTTTTCAGAGGCCCTTTCACGCGCCAGAGTATTAGCAGACCCTGAAAGCCAAAAGACCATCATTACCATTATCAAGAATAAGATGACGCTGTTAACTGAAACCCATATGGGTGAAATCAAAGATGATTTCAAACTAGAGGGGCATCCAGACGTGGTAGTCAACATCAACGCTAGTCATCTACAGAACGCACTTGGCTCATGCACAGGAATGGCAGTTCTTGAGAAATGCATTATCCTTGAAGCCCCTGACGTATTTAAACTCGTGAGCAATATGTCATGAAATTCTATGATCGAATCTGGAACTGGTGGTTCCCACCAAAACCTAAGATGCATTCGGGCAAATGTGATCTTTGTGACAGCGATGGTACGATCTGGCTTAACGGCAGAGATATCCTTTGTTGGGAACATTACGTTGAAGCCATGAAAAAGGAAATTGATTGAGTTTTTTCTTTACCAGACCAAAACCCGCAAGACGAGGGGGGACACCAGCCAAGCTAACGCAGGCCGGTCAAGCGTCTAAAGACAGCCTTAATCGGCTGGGTTGCAAGGCATGCCCATTAGATAAAGTAAACAATCACACGCCAAAAATGGCACCTGTTTTACCTGAACAAACTGACATCTACTTCTTGGGGAATCAACCTGATCATGAAGATGATAAAAAAAGGAAGCCGTTTTCGGGTCAAGCTGGCAAACTTCTTGTTCGAGTGCTTCGCGATGTTAGTGATGATGTCGATGGTATTGGGTTTGATAACGTTATTAGGGATTATGGGAGCCCTTTTGCTGAACCACTTCGACCCGACTGGGTCCCCATGGAATGTTGTCGGTCACTCATAGTCAGTTCCATTGAACAAGCCAAACCCAAGATGGTAGTAGGGCTTGGTATCCTGCCGTTGCAATGGATGCTGAAAAGCAGTGACATGATAGGCTTGAGGGGACGTGTCTTTGCCATACAAGTAGGGTCTCATAAGTGCTGGTTTTTGCCCACTTATCATCCTCAGTATATTATTGATACCGCCTATGATGAAACTCAGCCGCTTCGCAGCAAATTGGGGCATTGCCTCAAATTTGATGTGGCTCGGGCTGTTTCATTGACAAATACCCTACCATCCCCCACGATTGACACCCCACAAGGGGCTAAGACGGGCATACAGTGCTTTACGGGCACGCCCCGTGCCACACTAGGCGCATTGCTTAGGCTTATCAGTGAAGCCCGCAAGGCACCTGAAAAGGCTATCGATTTAGAAACCAGCCACCTACGGCCCTATGGCAAAGACGCCAAAGTATTGACCGTGGCTATCAGCTTTGGCGATACCAACTTTGCCTTTGCTTTGGATCACCCCAAATCAGGGTGGTCAGAGATCGACAAAGTAACCATCAAATTAGGCTTGATGGATTTGCTTTCAGATGAAACTATCATCATTGCTCACAACGCTCCTTTTGAATGTGAATGGTTGATTTTCCTGTTAGGCAGAAATGTCATTTGGCATGACAACTGGGAATGCACTATGATGCAAGCCCATTTCCTCGATGAACGTCGAGGCAAGCGTGGCGGCAATGATGAACAATTCCAGCCCAACCCGTACCAAGCTTTGGACTTTCTCGTCCGGCAGCATTTCGGGCTCGCGTACAAAGCGCTATTCAAGCTTGACCGAAAAAATATGGCCGGAGCCGATCTGGATGAAACACTACTCTATAACGGTGCGGACACCAAATACACACTGCGTCTTTTCCATAATCAAGTTGACCGGCTCAAAGCCGTGGGATTACATGCTGCGTATAGAGAGGCGCAGTCGCGTCAACCCACTGTAGCCTTGATGCAGTCAATTGGCATTGATGTCGATCAAGATCAAAACAAATCAATGCAAAATAAGCTTGGAGGTGAAATTGCAGAAATTGAAAAGAGAATCGCAGGTTACCCTGAAGTCCAACAATTTATTACTGATCGAAAAACCTTCAATATTGCATCTAATTCAGATGTACTCAGCCTACTCAAGGGTTACGTCAAAGGGAACACATCCCTTCTTAACGCTGAAGGAAAGGAATCGGTTGACAAAGCAATATTACAAAGACTGCATCACCCTATTGGAAAAGATATTGAAAACTACCGAAACCGAAGCAAATTAAAATCAACCTATGTCGATGAATTTTCATTAGGTAAGGGTAGATTGATTTGGCCTGATGGCAAAATTCATCCATCCTTCAATACCACCTTTGCTGAAACTGGTCGCACCTCTTCAGATGAACCTAATCAGCAGAACTGGCCTAAACGTCATGATGAATGGGTACGCAAGCAAATCATGGCAGACAAAGGTCATGTTCTTGTAGCTTTTGATTTTGGACAATTGGAAGGTTGCACCGGGGCCATGTGCTCCAAGGATAAGACCTTTGTTAAAGCGCTATGGGAAGATTATGACATGCACATGGAATGGGCGCAACGCACTGCATTCCTGCATCCAGCCTACATTGGTGGCAAGCACATGCTCACTGATAAAACCACGATGAAAAACTTCAGAAGTCTCGTCAAGAACAAACTCGTGTTTCCAGCCTTCTTTGGCGCAGCTGAAGATTCAATAGCAGGTTACTTAACGGTTGCCACAGGTGTAGAATCACCCAAGCCGGTCATCAAACAACTATTCAGTGAATTTTGGAAATACTTCAACGGTGTCCACTCTTGGCAAAAGAGGCTTGTCAATGACTATTATGAAAACGGTTATGTCGAAAGCCCAACAGGCCGCCGACATCATTATCCACTTAACAGACCGCAAGCTATTAATTATCCTATACAGTCTGTTGCTTGTGATATTGTGTGCCGAGCTATGGTTACCCTATCTACTATTGCTGCTGATACGGGCGCTTGGTATCTTCATCCAATTATGAATATTCATGATGACCTGACTTTTTCTATCCCTGATAATCCTAAAATATTAGAAGAAGCAATTGAGATCATATACCGGGTAATGTTAAATCCGGGGTATGACTTCATCAATGTACCTCTGTCCGTTAGTTGTTCAATTGGCGATAACTGGCTTGAAATGGATGAAATAGGAAAGTTCTATTCTCATAAAGACTTATGACATGAAAGAGATTATGATGCGCTTCCATATAGGACAACGAGTTGAAAAGTACACCGGAGACTACACAGGCCCAGGAATTGTACTTGGCGTCGCTTTCTTGGATCATGGTATTGTGAGATATGTAGTCGGCCACAGATTAGAAGGTGGAACAGGGCAATTGCTTCACTTGTACAGTGAAGCAAATTTAAGAGAATATCCTGATCCAGCAATTGCTGCTGCCATAGATAATGACCTTTATCATGGATCAGCAGGTACCGATCCTTTAAAAAGATTAAAATGAATGTGCCAAAGATGCGACAAATACCCAAAATTCAATCGTGAACAAGTTTGGTTCAACTGCGGTTTCTGTGGCAAGAAGCTAGTGACAGAGTGGGTGCCCAAATATTGGGGCGGTGGAATGCTGCACGGAGATTACGTATTATTAGGAGACGTGGTATTTCATGATCGCCACCCCAATGATTGTGCAGACTTCTACTTAAGGCCCCTGAATGATCGATGACCCTTACGAAATCTTAGGTGTGCCAGAGGATGCATCTGATGACGACATCAACGCAGCCTATAAAGAAAAAGCCCGCAAGGCTCACCCTGATGGTGGTGGATCAGCTGAAGAATTCAATCTTATCAAGCAAGCATCTACAATTTTGCTTGATCCTGAAAAGCGTCGCAGGTTTGATAAAGATGGAATTTTCGATGAAAATAAACCAAACAACATCATGGCAACTGCCATGCAGCGTATTACCATGTTCTTTGTACAAAGCATTCAAGCTACACTGACACAGACCCTACATCTTAACCAACTAGACCTTATCCAAGGTGGAAATGCCTTCTTTGATCTTGAAATTCAAAACTGCCACAAACGTATCTTTGAAATCGAAGCTCAGATAAAACAATTTGAGAAAGCCCTTTCAAAGTTGAAAACCAAACGTAATAAAGATGTTATCAGAAACATGCTTAACCACCATGTCTCGGAATTAAAGGGCAACATTATAGCACAACGAAACGAAATTAGAATTTATGACGAAGCCAAACTGATCCTCAAAGACTACACATTTGAGCAAGAGCCAAGCCTCTATGTAAGAGGGATATATCGTTGAGCCTGCATACCACATACCGCCCTGAGACATTTGATGACGTCTTGGGGCAAGAAACCGCTGTTCGTTCACTGAAGAAAGTAATCAAAGATGGCCGTGCAAGAACGTTCTTGTTCGTAGGCCCGGCAGGCACTGGCAAAACCACCCTAGCTCGTATTTTAGCTAACGCCGTAGCTGGTAAAGGTATTGCAAACCTAATTGAATATGATGGCGCATCAAAATCTGGCGCTGAAGACATCAGAGCGTTGGTCACATCCTTGATGTACAGGGCAATAAGTGAAAGTTCAGTTAAATTTGTCATACTGGATGAATGCCAGAAACTTTCATCCGCTGCATGGACAGTTTTATTAAAACCAACAGAAGAACCACCACCCCATGTTTACTATGCCTTCTGTACCACTGAAATAGCCAAAGTACCTAAAGCCATCCAGACACGCTTCCTTCGCTATGACTTGAAGCCTTTAAAAGAAGAACTGATCCTAGAACTACTTATCAAAGTAACAGATGCGGAAAAGTTTGAAATCTCAGACGAGATATTGGAAGCAATTGCTGAGAATTGTAACGGGAGCCCCCGTCAAGCACTCATATTTCTTGAAGAATGTCTTTCATGCAAGACGCTTGCTGATGCACGCGCGATTATGCGGGATGCTGGACAAAGCAAGGAATTGATTGACTTAGCACGTTGGCTCGTCGCAGGGAAAGGCCTTTCATGGGCCGAAGCTACCAGATACATAAAAGCCCTTGAGGGACAAGAAGCTGAAAGCTGTAGGATAATGCTGTCCAATTACTTTGCCACCGCATTACTAAGTACAAAGTCTGACAAAGTAGCAGTGAGACTTTTGAGCCTCATAGAGGCCTTCAAGACACCGTATTACAGCTCTGACAAACTAGCTCCATTTCTTTACTCAATAGGTTTGGCCTTAAATTTGGATGGTTGAATGGACCTGTACAAATACCTACTCGCTGATCGTCAATGGAAGCGTGAACACCGGATTGCCCATGCAAGGGTAATGCTCAAGCAAGCTGAAACTCGCGAAGACCGTGAGTTTTGGCGTGATGTAATCGAAGCAAACACAGGAGATTGAGATGGTTAAGCAACCAAAGCTATTTGAACGAAAAGGAAACACTATCATCATGGACCGTCGTGAGCCACGTATAGGTATCTGTGAAACCTGTGGATCAACGGATGACTTACGGCCTTATGGTCCCAACAATGAAAATATCTGTTTCAGTTGCGCAATGAAACACCCGGATATTACTGACGACCGTATGCGTGAGTTACTTAAAGGAGGTCAATCTTGAGAACAGTCAAAATCAAAGGAGTGCTTATCCTCGATAATAGTGGTGCGTATGTCCTACATGGAGATAATGAAAAGTCATCAATTGACATGTTTAAGCTTCTCACAGGTGGGCAAGAACCCTTATGGCATTACGACCCTACTGAGGATATTGCACACACTGTTCTGTTTGAACTGACAATTCCTGAAATAGAAGGCGGCCCTCGTCCAAATGACGATCAACTTGACGGAATTTAGACAATATTTAGCTATCGACAAGTCTGTGCTTGATGATGAAGTTGTCAGACAACCTACTTTATTCTGTACAATCAGTGAAGCATTAACGGACGCCCTTGCCTTACGTGACGGGGCTAAAGAAGCATTAGCATATGTAGATGCTGAGATGGATTCAATGTGGCGTAAGAAACTATCCAGAAGTGACACTAAAGTCACTGAAAAGATGGTTCAGAATTATGTGCAATGTAGCCATGAACATGGAAAAGCATTCGACGTCTACTTAAGAGCTAAGACTTACGCTGACAAACTTCTGGCACTCAAAGAAGCATTTCAGCAGCGTAGCTACATGCTACGTGATCTTGTTTCCCTATATTCAGCTAATTATTATGAGGCTTCTTCTATTAAACCTACCAAAGCCACGGAAGCTTCTCACTACAACGCAAACCGTGTGCGTATGTCTAATGCAAGAGCGGCTAGGGACAAATAATGGATAGCGTGACATTTCTACTTTTGATTGCCTTTGCCGGATGCATTATTTACCTGCTAGGTCACTCATTTATAGCTTCCTTCTTTAGACATAAGGAGGAGTTAATCAAACGTACAACTGAATATGTGAAAGGTGAGCGGAATGGCTAAGAAGGAAGAGCGTGGTTTCAGGTATCAAAAGCGTGACAAAGAAACGCTAAAAGAGCGTGCCAATATGAAAGGTGGCAACTATGACACCTTCATCAAGCCGAAGTACAAGCAATGGAAGCCAAAAGAAGGAAAAAACCTCATCCGTATACTTCCCCCAACTTGGGATGATGCCCGTCACTATGGCTATGACATTTTTATCAATTTCAATATTGGAGCAGATAATCAATCATATCTTTCATTGAGCAAACATGACAAAGGTGACGATCCCCTTGTTGAAGCCCGGCGTGAGGCTCAAGCCGAAGGTGACAAGGCCCTTGCCAAGGCCCTTAACCCGTCACGACGCATCCTTTATTGGATAATCGATCGCAATGACGAGGAGGAAGGTCCTTTACTTTGGGCAGCACCTTTCACGTTTGACAAGTCACTTGCCAATCTTTGCATTGATGAAGACACCAAGGATGTAATCTTCATTGATGGAACTGCGGATGGGCATGACGTGCGCTTCTACCGTGAAGGTACAGGTCTAAATACCACCTATGACCCAAGCAAGATGAAGGTGCTTAAACCTTCCAACATTCACGAAGATGAAGGAGTTGAGCAAGACTGGCTTGATTTCATTTATGACAATCCTATCCCAGAAACTTTGAATTTCTACGAGTACGACCATATCAAGGCTACCTTTGATGGTCAGGCCGGACGTCAAGATGAAGATGCTGATGAAAAGCCTACCCAACGTAAACGTGCAGTAAAAGATGAAGAGGTATCACCGCGTCGACATACACGCACTGAACCTGAAGTGGAAGAGGATCCTGAAGATCCGCCCCAAAGGCAACGTGGCCCACGCCGTGATCCTGATGATGATCAACTTGAGGAAAGCCCAAAATCCAGAAGTCGCACTAGGGCACGGTCTGACGATGATGAACCTGAAACAACTTCACGCTCCAATGGACGTAGCCGTACTCGAGCTGAACCTGAAGATGATGAAGATCCCCCTTCGACCCGCCGTACAAGAGGATCGGACGCTGACGAGGAGGAAGGTGGCGGCAGCCTCCGTGATCGTATAGCGAGGCGTCGCAGTCGCAGCACAGACTAGATGTAGCGAAATGTTTAAGAGGGCGGGTAAGGATCTTTGCCCGCCCATGAACGATGAAATACCTTATGCCCGCTGGGAGCATGAGCGACAGGTTATCAACCGGGCAGGCTATCGCACTTGGTTTGAGCTCTTGAAGGACAGACATGCCAAAAGCAATTAAAGCACAAGCTCCAAAATCCACTCCTGAGCAAGAAGCTGATTACGCTTTAAGTATGAAAATGATAGAAGATATACGTGCTTTTTGGATTGAACAATCTAAGTCAGAAATTGATCAAGTAAGATTATATCGCATTGGTGTCGTAACATTTTCACAATGGGCATCCATCTTAGGGGTAGACATTGGAATGACTGTTGATCAATTTGCTAATGTATGTCGAGCTAACTTCGAGCAAGCTTATGCCCAAGCTCCCAAATTTGGTTAAGCGTGTTCGAGTACAAGCAGCAAAACCAAAGAACTCATACTTCACGGATGAAAAGACAAACATTAAATTTGTCAGCACCGGATGTACCCTTCTTGATTGCGCCCTTGGAGGCGGAATAGCAATTGGCCGCACTGCCAACGTCGTTGGTGACAAGAGCACGGCCAAGACTGGCACTGCTACCGAAATCATGATTAATTTTGCACAAGAATACCCTAAGGGTAAGATCGCCTATCGTGAAACTGAAGAAGCATGGGATGATTTCTACGCTGAAGCCATGGGGCTGCCTCTTGATAGAATTGACTTTGGTAACCGTGAAGATCCCATCATCACCGTAGAAGATTTTCACAATGACTTTGAAGCTTTTTGTGATGCACAAAAAGGTGAACCGGGCCTCTACATCCTTGACTCATTTGATGCCTTGTCAGATGACGCTGAGATGGCTCGTGACATAGATAAAGCCTCATTTGGTGCTGCTAAAGCCAAAAAAATGAGTGAGATGTTTCGTAAAATAATCCGCAAGCAGGCAAAAGCAAATGTACTCCTATTCATTGTATCCCAAGTGCGGGACAATATTGGTGCCATGTTTGGTGAAAAGCACAAGCGCAGCGGTGGAAAGGCACTGGACTTTTACGCTAGTCAAGTTTTCTGGCTGGCCCATATTAAGATACTCAAACGAACCATTAATAAGGTTGAACGTCCCTATGGAATTGAAATTCTAGCCAAGGTCAAGAAAAATAAAGCAGGTATGCCATTTCGTGAGGCTCAATTCACCTTTGAATTTGGCTTTGGCATCAATGATCTTCTAGCCAGCGTAACGTGGCTTAATGAAGTCGACAGGTTAAATGCTATAGACCTTAAAAAAGGTGAGTTTAAAGAATACATAAAAGAAATTGCAGACATGCCAACTGACGAATACAAGCTTGAACGTGCGCGAGCCACAGCAGCTGTTAAACAAGTATGGTCTGAAATAGAAACTACTTTCCTTCCCAAGAGACAGAAGTACACATGACCAATTTTATTGAATTATACGATGAATTATATGGTCCTTTGTTAGGGATACGTTCCCCTACGTTTAGAGCTGTTTTAAAAGAAGCACAACAACGTCTTGTTCACACCATCGTTGAGACTGGCTGCATTAGATCAAAAGACAATTGGAAAGGTGATGGTCAATCAACTGTAATTTGGAATCACTTCATAAAGGTTAGAGGCGGTACTTTTTGCACAATTGACATCAATTTAGATGCAGTAATTCTTGCCCAAAACTTATGTCCAGAAACAGATTGTTTATGTGGTGACAGTGTTGAAACCTTAAACAAATATAAAGGCATCATTGATCTCCTCTACCTTGATAGCTCTCATCGTATTGATACGAATGCACATCCAGCAGCCTTGCAATGTTTATTTGAATTTTTAGCAGCACGCCAAAGACTGACTTCTGGATCAATTATTTTCATAGATGATTCCCCAATAACCGACAGTGGAGAAATTTTAGGAAAAGGATTGTACATAGCTCAATACATGAAAAGATTAAATATTTACCCATTTACTACAGGATATCAAGCTGCTTGGATTCTCCCATGACACCTTTTATCCTAGCTTCAACGACCTATGGTCCCCTGATCATCAATAGATTTGATACAGGGGTCAGTTGGCAATTATGCATGCTAGGAACTCATGAGAATGAAGTTGTCTCTTTTGTGATGGACTTGAGTACTGAATGCCTAGAACAATATAGCGCAGGCGTTCACATTGT